GAACTCTCATTCCAATGCAGATATTAGAAAAAATGCAGTGGATTAACCCGATCAATGACGACGAATTCTTTTCCGTTTATTCCAAGGCAAAGAAGGATCACAAATATATTGTGGTTGCCGATCCAAGTGAAGGAGTCGGACAGGACTATGCCGTTGCGACGGTATTGGATGTCACTGCATATCCATACAAAATTGTCGCTAAATATAGGAATAACAACATAAGTCCTTTGCTGTTCCCGCACACGATCATGAATATCTGTATGGAATATGGATATTGCCCTGCACTTGTTGAATCCAACAATGCATGTGGTGGTCAAGTCACCTACATCCTATACAACGAACTTGAGTATGAAAATGTTGTGATGACCTCCAATTCAGAGAAATCTATCGGTGGTCTGCGTGAGGGAGGCAAGGGAAATCAGGCGCTGCCGGGAGTGAGAACAACCAAAAAAGTTAAATCCATTGGCTGCTCCAACCTCAAGACGCTGATGGAAAACGAATATCTCATCATCGAAGATAGAGACACTATTGAAGAATTGGGTACTTTCATCGCAAAGGGTTCTAGTTACGAAGCCGACGATGAGTGTCACGACGACACGATTATGCCTCTCGTTATTTTCTCATGGTTCGTAAAGTCAGAACACTTCCAAGAATATTGTGGCAATGATATTGGGGTCGATATCTATCAGAGAAATATGGATAGACATCTGGAACAAGTTATGCCGTTCGGTGTGATTCCTCACAAAGAGGACGAGCATCAAGAAATTCAATATGCCGACAAGTATGCAGGTCAACAGTACGACATAACTTTCAATCAAACAAAGAGTTTTGCTCAATGGATGTTGGAAGATTGATTCTATCACACTAAATAATAAATAGCAACAAACATTTAAAGGAAATTTCGATATGCCACTATTTTTATCCCCTAGCGTTATCACGCAGGAAAAAGACGACACGCTTTACGTGACCGCAAAATCCAACGCAGTAGGCGCACTATCTGGTGGATTTCAATGGGGTCCAGTCGATGTACCAACTTTAGTTACAAGCGGTGAAATTGATTTCATCAATAAGTTCCAAAAACCAAATGATGCAAACGCCAAGTACGTTATGCCGGTTCTGGACTTCCTTGCATACACACAGCAAATCTGGATTAACCGTCAGGTCGGTCCTCTTGCAAAAAATGCGTTCCCATCTCTTGGTACACCGTTGTTGATCAAGAATCAGGATGCGTTCCTGACTGCTAACCTAACCGGCACTGACTTCCTTGGCCGCTATCCGGGTTCGCTGGGAAATGGAATCGCGGTTGATATTTGTGATTCAGCCAGTTTCGCGAATTGGGAATTCAATCAACGCTTCCAATACACACCGAAGGCCGGTGAATTTGCTATTGCCGTTGTCGATACATCCGGTGCATGGACCGGTGCTGGTGGTGTCAAGCAAACCGAACGTCTGATCGTTTCCGGTACAGCCACCGCAAGTGCAAACGTTACTGTGTTTGGTGTCACCGTTGCTGTTCTGGCTGGTGATACTGCTCAGATTGTGGCAGGAAAGATCGCCGCAACCGCTGGCATCATTGCTCTGTTCTCATCTGTTTCGTCTGCCGGTGCAATCATCACCTATACCGCGTTGACCACTGGTAAACAAACCATTCAGACCGCACCTGCTGCTGGTAATGGTCTGTCGTTCGCTGTTGCTATCAACACTAGCGGCATTATCGGTACGGCTATGGAAACATACGAACTGATGACCAACAATCCAACTGACGTTATGCCAGATGGAACAACTCGCTACTGGTACGATGCAATCAATCAAAGATCGGCATATGTTCATGCAGGCGACAAGACTGTTGCACTGAGCGACCGTACCGTTGCCTTGGTTGGTGGTGTTGATGACTACAACATCAACGTAACTTCTGGTTTCCAGTCGTTCCTGAATGCAGAAGCATATCCACTGCAATTCCTGATCTGTCCTGATGTCACCAACGCAGAACAAGATGCAATCATCAATGTGGCCGAAACCCGTCTTGATTGTATGCCTTTCGTGGCTCCTGCCATGGCGGACGTTGTGAACAACAGAGGAAACGAAGTAACGAGTGTTCTGGACTGGCGTATCAATCGTTTGGGTATGGATTCTACATACACATTCGCAGTCGATAATTGGGGCTACATGTACGACAAGTACAACAACGTTTATCGTTGGGTTCCTTGTACCGGTGGTACTGCTGGTTTGGCCGCACGTACATTCGCTCAACAAAATGCATGGGTTCCTTTCGCTGGATACACTCGCGGTAAGTACCTGAATTACAGCAAGTTGGCATGGAGCGCTTCGCAGTCTGACCGTGATGCATTGTATCCAAATGCGATCAACAGCATCGTCAATTTCCCAAGCCAAGGTATCACATTGTTTGGCGACAGAACATTGACATCGCGTCCAACTGCATTCAGTCGTACTAACGTTCGTTGGGCATTCATCGTTGCAAAGCTGGCTCTGGCATCGACCGCGAAATACTACCTGTTCGAAAATAACACGGAGTTCACCCGCGCTCAGTTCGTTAATGCAGCAAGACCATTCCTACGGGACATGGTTGGACAAGATGCATTCTCTGATTTCCAAGTCATCTGCAACGACACCAACAACACCGGGCAGACTCTGTTGGAAAACAAGATGATCGTTATGGTTCTGTTGAAGCCGGTCACAAGTATCAATTGGGTGCAGTTGACCCTTGATGCTGTTAGACCAGATGCGGTATTTGCCGAATTAGAAAGATAATATTTGAATCGGGGATTAACCATCCCCTTTTCAATATTTTAACACATAAAGGAATAAAATGCAAATTTCGTCTTTAAGAGCGGCTATCAACTCAGGTCTGGTTCGTAGCAACCGTTGGCGTGTTCTGGTTGACTACCCGACATATGCCGGTACAACACAGGATTCCCAACAGGCTTCCATCTTGGCTCGTTCGACCAATACACCTGCCTCTACCCTCGGCGTCATTGACGTTTCTTGGGGTGGTCGTATTCTTCCAGTTCCGGGCGACCGTACTTACGAAGAATTCGACATCACGTTTATCGGCGTCAATGATATGAACGTGTATAACGCATTCGTTCGTTGGAGCGAAAACATGAACGGAAGTGATTCGAATCAAGGTCTTACCTCCTTGAGCGATGTGTACTCCGACTTCACACTGCAACTGATGGATACAAACGACAATATCACCAAATCGTATGTTCTTGGCGATGGCTTCCCTTCAGTGGTTGGTCCTATGTCGATGGATGCAGGTGAAATGGATGGTTACTCAACATTCCAAGTCACGATCAGATACGTTTCGTACTCACAACCGGGCGTTACTCGGTAATAACAAAGAAAACAGGAGCTTCGGCTCCCGTTTTCAATGCATATTGGTTTATCTAAATAACAGTATGTATTGAAAAAGGATTACTAATGAAAAATGACGCTGGATTCGGTGGACTAGGTTTAGCAGGAAAATTCTCACGTCTGTTTCTTGGTACTACTCTCAAGGACACCGGCAGAGAAGAAGAACAGAAAATCATCAATAAGCAGACCATTGTAGCAATCGAGAACGATGATGCCGCCGATCTTATTGATATCAGTCAGTTCTATACATCCGGTGGATTCGACAGACAGAATCTCCAAAGCCAAGTCGCTGTCATCAATGAATATCGTGGTATGGCGGTCCATCATGAAGTTGATCGGGCAATTGATGACATCATCAATGAGGCCGTTACTTCAGATGCAGACGAGTCCCCGGTTGACTTGGTGTTCAAGGAAAGCATCGACCTACCAGAAAAAATTAAAGAATCAATTTCCGATGAATGGGACTATCTCATTCATTTGCTGAAATTCGATTTGCGTTCGTATGAAATATTCCGTCAATTTTATGTCGATGGACGTTTGTACTACCACAAAATTATCGACCCAAATCAAACCAAAAAAGGAATCCTGAAGCTAATTAATTTGGACCCACGTGCAACCAAAAAGGTGAGAGAAGTTCTGTCGGAAACAGACAAGGATTCTCAAATCGAACGGATCACGGACACCAGAACTTATTACCTCTACGATCCTACTTACATGAATGCTGTTGGGACCGGCGACTCCGCGTCAGCCCGTACATCAGTAAATCGCCTCGCTAACCAAGCACTAGAATTATCAGAAGACACCATTTCGTTCATCCACACCGGTATGTTATCCGGCGACAGTAACAATGTAGTGGTTGGATATCTTGAAAAAGCCAGAAAGCCGCTGAACAATCTTCGTATGTTGGAAGATGCGGTTGTGATCTATCGTATCACCAGAGCACCTGAACGTCGTATTTTCTATGTGGACGTTGGTTCCCTTCCCAAGAAGGGCGCTGAAGAATACATGTCCAGCCTGATTACCAAATACAAGACCAAGTTGGTTTATGACGGTAACACAGGAACCGTCAAAGGTAATTCACATCAAGTTTCGATGATGGAAGACTACTGGTTGCCACGCCGCGAAGGCGGTAAGGGTACTGAAATCGATACCCTGAAGGGCGGTGAGAACCTTGGTCAAATTGAAGACTTGCGTTACTTCCAAAAGAACCTACTGAAGAGCCTGAACGTCCCTCAGTCGCGCCTAGAAAGCGAAGCCACTATTTCCATCGGAAATAGAGCAACCGAAATCAACCGTGATGAACTGAAATTCAACAAATTCGTTCAACGCCTGCGTCGCCGCTTCAATGGTCTGTTCCTTGATCTTCTTAGAACTCAACTGATACTCAAAGGCATTACCAATGCGGAAGATTGGGACAATATTATTCTTCCTCATCTGACGTTTGAATATGCTTCTGACGCATATGTGAAAGAAGAACAGGATGCCATGGTTCTTGAAAATCGTCTGCAAATGCTGGCGATGGCAGACCCGTTCGTTGGTAAGTACATGACGCGTGAGGATGTCCTGAAACAGATCATGCGCAAAAACGACGAACAAATCAAAGCTATGGATAAGACGATTGACAAAGAAATCAAGGATGGTTTTTATCCTTCCCCTCAAGAAGTACATGAGTTGGAAAACAATATTCATCCGAAACAATTACAGCAGCAAGAAATTTAAAGGAAATTTATGGACAACACAGCAATCATAGAAGCCATTCTTTCGAAAGACCCAGCCAAGCTGCTGGAAGCGCAAACAGCAATCAAAGAAAACCTTACCGCTGCTGCGAACAAGTTCAAAGAGAACGGAACTCGTTTCGTTGCTAGATCGATTTTTGAAGGCGCTGACTTTCAGCCGACTCTGGACAGCGCAATGGGTAAGGATAAGACCGGGCATGTATTCACCCCCGATGCACCTGTCACCGATGCAATGAAGGGTATTGTTGGGAACATCACAACCAACCCAAACAACAGCGGCCATCCAGCAACACCGCCTGCTTCATTTACTGCCCCAGACGAAAAAATCAACACCAACGATATGTTCAAAGACCAGATTCCTAAAGCAGATGGACTGGACACAACTGTCGCTATCTTGACCGGTCTGGATAAGGGAGTCTAAATGATCCTCCTTACTGAGTGGATGCAGGGGATTGAATTCTTAACTGAAGATACAAAATCCGGTAAGACCATGTATATCGAGGGTCCAATGATTCAAACCGAAACAAAGAATCGCAACAATCGGATTTATCCGAAAGCGATCATGGAAAAATCGGTCGATAAATACATAAAAGAGTATGTGAACGAGAGACGTGCGTTGGGAGAAGCAACCCATCCAGACCGTCCTTTCGCAAATCTGAAGGAAGCGGCACTGATCATTGAATCGCTCTCGTGGCATGGAAACAATGTCGTCGGGAAAGCCAGAATCCTTAACAACCCAAACGGAACCATCCTTAAGTCATTGGCGGAAGCTAATTTCAACATGGGTATGTCAACAAGAGGTCTAGGAGAGGTTTCTAAGCGTCCTTCTGCCGACTTGGTGAACAACTACCTACTTACTGCCATTGACGCCGTGGACATGCCTTCTGGTCAAGCCTGCTACGTTAATGCGATGAACGAATCCCTTGAGTGGGTATTTGAGAACGGTATTTGGGTAGAAAAAGCAAACAAAGAAAAAGGAGAACAATTGTTCTTCGAAAAGTTTGAAACATTAATGAACAACATTCGTAAAGGCATTAAATAATCATGGCAACTAAATTCTCTAATCTGTTTTTCAAAACCCCCGTAAAAGTCGCAAAGCCGCTGACCGAAAGCATGGAATTCAAGCCACATGGTGGTGTCGCCAAGCCAGTCGCCGTTCCTGCTGACAATTCAACCAAGCCGGGACCAACTCCTGTCGGTCATGTGGAGCATCCAGCACCGGGTCTGAAAGAACCGGGTACTACAGTGGTCGCTGAACCAATCGTTGCCGCTCTGACCGGTAAGGCTCTGTTCTCAGAAACACAAATCGCACAAGTGGTAGAAGCGCTGAAGCAACTGAAGGCAGAATAAGAAACATGGGAATTTTCTCAGAAGTGTATCTGAAAGAAAATGGCGTTGTTCCTCAAAAAAGAAAATTCACCGTCCATGCGAA